TGTGTACACCGTATCAGCCTGAGCAGCGATATCCTGAATGGCTGTCTGATTGTGAGCATTACCATTACGCAACCATCCAGCAAACTTGTAACCAGCAGCAGCCTGAGCGCATATCTGCACAGTCGTACCCATAGGCACGGATATTGACTCTTCTGCCTTGTCGATTGTTGCTGAATTGTTGATTGAAACGGCTCCTTGAGTTGTACCACCGCTGGCGGTCTTGACGGTTATCTTGACATCCTGTACAGGGTCGGGGTCGACTTCCAACACGATGTTTAAGGTCTCGTTCTTTCCCGATACGGTATAGTTGCCCGTTTGGGTTAGGTATCCTGGCTTTGATACCGACCAAATCAATGTACGACCGTCTATTGCCTCAACGCTGTTTGTGATAACACCATCGATGATTACCTGTGCGTCGGCTGGTGTTGGGTTGATTGTGATTGTATAAGTCTGACCCGAACCTCCTGAACCGCCCAGTGTCCAATACTGTGTACGCTCGTCAAGAATTGTAACCGAACCACCATTGTTACGGACACGAGCAATATAATACTCGTTCGAATTCTTCGGAGGCATTGTACCTGCCGATGGCTCCTCTACAAAGGTCAATTTATAGGTGTCAAAGGTATATAATCCTTCCAACTGTTCATCGGTGAACCTGCGACCCATAGGAATGCTTCCCAGAACGATTACCCGTAACTGGGTCTCCGCCTGAAACGCAACACCGCTTGAAAGAACGATGTTATTATTATTGATGATATCAACGATTTGATACACCTGATTGTTCAATGGCTGTGAGCCGTCTTCCTTTACGAAACGAATACAGGTAGGAACACCAGAACTCTGACCTCTCACGATTCCATTGAAATTGACAGTTCCTGACACGTTTCCTGACGTATCAACCTGAACAGTTCCATTCTCGTAATTGTGTGAGTCGGGACCGACTTTCAGCCAATAATACTTCTGGTCGTTAGGAACAGGGAGGTCGAGTTGATTGTCGACCCTGTACCCTTTCAGGTCAGAGCCAATCACATATCCTCCCACCATGTTAATCGCTCCCAGAGTTGTGGAAGCCGTCACTTTGAACGCTGAACCAGCCTTTCCTCCAGGAGATACCAACCCGAAGGAAAGAGAGGCAGCGAAGATTGCGGAAACTTCAGGCTTCTCGTTCAAGAAGCCTATCATCCGTGTGAGTTCTTCTTTCTCTAAGAACGTACCTCTGTGAATGTTTATCTTACTCATATTTTCAAATATTTATTTATCCCTGTTGGTCAATTTCAATTCTTATCGGAGTTTCACCCTCATCACCTGACATCGGTGTAACCTTTGCCCAGTTTTCAGGTAATGGGTCGAGTGCCCATTTCTTAGAGGCAGAAACAACGATTGTCTGAATACCACCTGTTGCTGGTATCTCAACTGCAGACGGAGTGAATGTCAATTCGCTGTTGCGCTCGAATATAGCCTGAATGTCGAGGTCATGGTCACCAACCCAATATTGAGTTGGGTTCCGAACGTCTTCCGTAGCATCGGTGATAATGTTCCATTTCTTAAACGTATATCCCTCGCTCGGAGTAGCAGTAAGCGTGATTTCTGTTCTCGGCAAACGGCTTCCCTCAACTGTGGCGGTTCCCCATCCTGGTTCAACGATTTCAATGTTCACGTCAAGAGGCAAGTTCATCGTGATGTCAAGCGTCTTGTCTTTATCCATTGTTACTTCCCCAGTCTGGGTTATTCCCTTGGCGGTGATAGTATAACGGATAACCTTATTCATCGACACTTCGAAACGAACATACCCATTGGCGTCCGTCGATGAAATAAACCCGTTGCTCAACTCTACTTGCGCACCCTGTACAGGCTGTCCGTCAAGTTCTCGTTTGATATTGAACGTCAAGAAGTAGGAAGTTCGTACCACCCAATCCAGCCACGTGTACGACACGACATTCTTGTATGATACAAGGTATCGTCTCACGAACTCTTCGATATCGTTCTTCGTTCTTGCTGACTTAATTTGAGCATACATTGCTATCACGTTCTTCTGTCCCAGATACCCCTGTGAGAACGGGAGGTCAAGCGGTTTAAGAACTATTCCGGCAATGAGAATATCCGCTGAAATTGAATCCCTGTCCTGAACAATATAGGGAGCCATATACTTCACATCACCAATGAAGCGAAGCGGTCTTCCATTCTCGAAATTCAAATACAGGCTTTCGTCTTTCTGTTCAAGCACATTATAGATGATACCCCTCAATCGGTAGTATATTCCTGGAACCTTACAGGGACTCTGATAACGAGAACCCGTGAAGAAACTGTTTGTCTCCCGCCAGTCGGTGATACGCACCTGATTGATAAGGTTGAAATTCGCATCGTAACAGTTCACCCCAAACTCAATGTTTTGATTCCCTAAACTCAATGCCTTCACCCATACAGTCACTTCGTAGTCCATTCCGGGATAAACCTCCATCGCCTTACTTTTATCGGCTTCGGTTGATATACCTACTCTTCCTCCACCTGTCGGCTGGAAGACGTACATATTATCAATGAATTTTCGTTTCACCGCACCAAGTATAGGATAATCCTTCAATGGTCCAACTCCGATAGTGTACGATTCCGAAAACTCAGCCGGAACGTCCTCCCCTGTATAGATTTGCCACGGATAAACCGTATAAATCTCATTCGTCTCGGGAGCACCTGTACGCTTCATTTGAAGTTCGTCCTGGTCAAACTGTATCAGGTCGCTGAATGTATCTCCGGCATAGTCGGGTCCATAGTCCCAACCCTTTGAAACGGCATTCACGGTTTCCGTACCATACCAAGTAGGGGAACTCCATCCTAAACACCAACCCACGTTCTGTGGGGATAACACTCCGAAGATGAACTCATTCGGCTTTTCGTAGCCTACCAACCGTCTCAACTCACCCTCTATCGTTCCACCAGTTTCTACGACTTGATATGTTCCTCTCTTGTAAAATTCTTGAATCCAATTATTGAACAGGTAACGACGCTGGTCAAGTGTATCAATATTTTCATACACCAACCCCCATCCTTCGATGAATTCCTTCATGAGCAAATCGCTGTTCTCCAACTGACGATAATTTCGTGCATAGATTACAACAAATGCAAAATAGTGGGTCATCGTGAGGAAGAATGTATTATAGTCGTCTTGGTTGTTACGACTCACATACATTGGGACTATTCCAGGCTCAAATAGCTTCTCTAAGACATTTACCGCCCACGTCAGAACCTGTGGGTCGTTACTGTCAAAGAACGTCTTAAAAATCGTCTTATCGTAAATGGTAGTTGATATTGGGTCAGCGTATGGGTCAATAAAGGCTCGCGTCTTGACATACGGCTTCGTCACGTAGTCAAGAACCAAATCACAACTGTCAGTGAGCCGACCCAGTTCACTGAAAGTTTCTTTCGTCAAAGTTATCCACTCGGTGTACGTTTCACCCCCATCCCTTGAATAGCGGAACAGGCTCTGCTGGTCAGAACGTGCTGCCCTCAGAACCGTTACCAATCCCGCAGGTGGAATCATTTGGGTATGAACCGTAAACCCCTGTCCAACTCGAGGAAATTCTTTAAACTTTATTGTCGCCATCGTTACTTCTTAAATTTTCTTATCAGCCAAAAGATTCCGCCACCAACAGTGGCTATCCCTGCGTAGAAGAATATCTTTTCCCACCATCGTAACGGCATACGTTTCGGAACCTCAACTTTCTTCTCGACCTCGACGGGATACGGAGCGGGAACTTCCTTGATGACTTCCCTATCCTTATACACTACTTTGACCGGAATACTGTCTTGCTTGTTTTCAATATCATGCTCGAGCAAACCCGATTCCCCATGATATGTTGCGGTTGAACGAGCGTATTTCGTTTCAACCGTGCTTGTCGTGTCAGGTGTGATTACTTTCACATACTCCTTCTCGAGTTGTACCTGTACGACTGTGTCCCGCACTGTTTCCGTTACTGTAACAGTCTTCTCCACGGGAATATAAATCTTTCGGCTGCACGCAGCAACCAAAAGAACTATTCCCACCAGCATAAAAGCCACTTTCGAAATCTTTTTCATATCTTAATTATTCAATGGTTATCCAAACATTCCTCCCAGCCTTAATCGCTTCACGGACAAGTTTCTTGACCCTGTCAGTAACGTTGAACTGGTTCCTCAGTTGTTCCCTTCCAGGAACCCTGTCGCCTGTCAAAATGCATCCTTCGGTATGTCCGGGATTGGCTCCTGCGTGAATAAGTATCCCCAAGAAGTGAGGCACGTCTTCAAGAGCAGGATATTCTTTTCCGAATTTCGGAGAATACCGATAGATAACTTTATAACGTCCTGGAGGAATACAGGTTTCTCCATATACCTTTTCCGGACACTTGCACGACTTCCCTTTTGGGGTGTAGGGACAGGTCTCAGGAAGTTTCCTTTGGGTGTCCTCAAGCGTATCAGCAATTCTCAACCCGTTGACACTCATGACCCCCATGGTTGCCGTCGAGGAAAACTCCTGTCTTTTCAATTTTATTTCCAAATCTTCCATATCGTTCCTTATTTAATATTCACCGTAAAAATACTGCATTTTATCTCTTGAAACAACTCTAATTTGCGGGATAGAACACCGGAGAGAACTCTTTCGACTCGTCAAACATCACGTTTCCTTCCAAGTCCCTCATGATGAATTTCTTAATCCTCGGCAGCATGAAATCTGATACAGGCTCATCAACTGATGGCTTAAACCACTCTGACGCAACATAACGAACTCCCTCTGTGTTCTTTACGATTTCCAACAGGTTATCCCACTCAACACGCTGTCCTGGCTCCCAAAAACGGAAGTCAAGATACTTCGTCATTCCTACCTGTATATTCTTTCGAACGGTTGCCGTATCGTAGCCAGCCTCCAATTCGCAACGGAAATCAACACCGTCTTCCCCTCCAACTTCATACCACGTAGCGTTCTCCAACTTGATACCCATCAACTTCCCGGAAACTATCATGTCTCCAATTCCAAAATAGGGAGTCGCTTTTTCAAGCAATGTCTTCAACTCTGCGTAGGAAAGTTCTTGACCGTTCTGTGTCGCCAACTGTATGTGAATGAACGAGTCTTCCATGATTCCTACAAACATAATCTTGAGAATTCTGTTATCGAAATTCTGGAAGATTTGAGTCAGTTTCTCAATCGTCGCTGTGGCATACACGTTCTGGTGGTTCAGGATACGTCTCCGGAACATTTCATCGCTCTCCTTGTCACGACCGCCAATAGCATAGTATTCATTCGTGCATTCGTAGTGTCCTTGCGGAATAGGGTTCACGGTCGTAATACTGTTCGCATCAACATTCGTAAACAGTCCTATTGCCTCGCTTCGCACCTTTACATAACCATACCCCGACTCGCCAACTGTAAAAGAGTTTTCGATGGCGAAACGAACGCCATTTGTACTCACAAAAGTGTTCACTCCAGCCGTGTACGTTGTTCCTGGCTCAGCATATACTCTGATATACGTAGAAGAACCCAACGCTCCGTAACGAGCCGTCACTCCAAACAGTGAGGCTGCTCTATCCAAGTAATCACCAGCAGCCGTTTCTGGAAAGATTTGAGCCTCTACGATAGCCACGTCCTTGATTGCCTTTTGCGCAACCTTTGCCGTCGCATATGCGGCAGCGTTCAAAACGGAGTTGTCGGTGATATCTGACACTTTATCCGTTTTGTTCAAAAATGTCTCGACCCAAAGATTTTTCAGGAATGAGATTGTGTTATTTACTTTCGTTATCATATCTGAATATTTGTTACAAGGAAATTATTCGTGACTGTCTTCGCCTGTATCTTCATAAAGATTGCGTCTTCTTTACGGTACAGGTCAAGAAGATTTACCTCAACCCAACGAGCGTCCCTTTGGAACATATTGACAAGATGCTTGAATAGGGACGGATACTGTATAGCGTTCACCGAACTACCGATTGCCTCGTTAGGAAGCCCATAATCCGGAAACTCCGGAATTGAACCTTTCAACGAATTGATGATAGTGTCAAGTGCCTGTCCTATCGCTGCCTCGTATTCAAGTGTCGCCAAATCATCATTTTCGAACCGGAAGTTCTTATCAATGTCCTTTCCGAGTATCTTCTCGGAATCAAGATTATCAACGATGTTAGGAATGTTGAAATTCCCTGTGGTACGAATGTTGATTTTAAAAATTCCCCCACCCTTGTTAGCATCGTAGTCCTCTTCCTCTACCAAGTTGTTTCTTGCGATATCAACCCAATCATCCTGAGGATTGTTTGAACCTAACTGTGACGATACATTCTCAAACGTCTCACGAGTCTTGAGAACCCTCTGAAGTGCAACGTTCATACCGTACCGCCCAATGATAGCCGAGCGCAACCATCGTGATGAATTGTCTATCGTCCACAACTTCGTTTGACACTCCGTGAACATATCAAGCAACTCCCATGAATCTATCCTCGCCAAGCCTGTTGCCTTGAGCGTGAACAGGGGTTCAATCTCTCGTGACTGTTTTAACAGCGTATCAAGCCGTCCGAATGAATTCCCGATATCAATATCGTCCTGACCTGTATAGTATGCAACTATCAGAGGATAGTAGGAATTCGCGAACAACGCAAACGACTCAAAGAACGACTGAATGTCGTACCCTGTTTGCTTCTTAAAGGTCTCTAATGCGTCTCTCATAACCATCCCTCCAATACTGTTTCAGTTACAGGTTGCAAAGCGTCTGTGACCACCGAAGCGACCTCACTCACTCCCGTCTGTATCATCGAAGGAAGTAACTTATCAAGCAACGATTTGTTATTCTTGTTAGATACTGCCTCCAGCGGAGCCAACGCTATCAACGTCAGATTATAATTCCAAATCATGTTTTTCGACAAGTCCTGAGAGAACTCGGCGTATTCATAGCCTGTGATGGGCGGATTGTCGAGCTTGCGCGTCTCGCCGATCTCGGTGAGGATGCGGCAGACCTCGTTGTGCTCGCTGACCGCGGCGCGGATGGCGGCGTCCGAGGTGTCGACGCCGTAGTTTTCGCGCATGGGCTTGAGGATCTTGCGCGAGACCTGCTCGCAGATGTGCTCGACGCAGTCCTCGTCATCAGAATACGGGATGTCGAGGTTGCAGTAGAAGAATTTGTCCTTGTCCGCACCCTGCGCGTGCATGATCTCCATGTTCTCGATGGCGCGGTTGTTGGCCTCGCACACGTCGACGCCCGCCATGGCGTGCAGGAAGCTGTAGTTGCCCTCGAGCGCGCGCTCGAGGATCGCGCGGGAAAACTCGCAGCTGTTGTTGGCCATGTAGTAGGTGGCCAGCTCCATGGACGTGGTGTGCGGCGCGCGCAGACGCACCGAGAAGCAGCTGCCCAGATTCAGCAGCACCTCCGGCGCGTGAAAGCAGGTATAGCCGATTGCCAGATCCCCTTCCGCCTCGGCCTGGCGGACAAGTTCGTTGTGCGCGTCGTCCAGCAGGCGCTCAAAGTACATCAAATGCTTCAGTTCCTTCATTGCGGCCCTTCTTTCTTTGGATTTCTATCTTCCTTCTCCGCTTGTGTCAGCATCGCTGACATAAGCGGGTATACACAAATCCCGATCGCTCGGGATCTGCTGTGTATGTGGTTATTTGCCACTGAGTGCGCGCACGAACATCTGGCTCAGGTGGCGCATCCGGCTGTCGTAATCGAGTGCGCTCGCGCTCGGCGAGCCGCCGATGGACAGGCGCTGCATGATGCCGAGGATCGCGTCGTAGGAGTTGTAGTAGATCTCCCGCACATCGACCTCCGGGCTGATCGAGCCGTCGGCAAGTCCCTTGCGGATCGCCTTGGCCATCGGGCCGCTGG